AGAAAGACAATAAAATTATTGAATGGAAATCTGAAAACATAGAACAACCTAGCCAAGAAGCTATTGATGCAAAAGTCGCTGAGTTTGACAAAGAAATACCCTTAAATTTTTTGCGTCTTAAAAGAAACAAATTATTAGCAGAAACAGATTGGTGGGGTGCTTCTGATAATACCATGACAGATGCACAGAAAAAATATAGACAAGATTTAAGAGATTTAACAAACGGATTAGATACTGTAGACAAAGTAAATGCAGTTGTCTGGCCTACAAAACCGTGATAATTTAAGCCATGGCATCAACATTTTCAGATAGATTAAAATTAGAACTACAAGCATCAGGCGAAAACGCAGGTACTTGGGGTGATAAAACAAACAATAATCTTCAAGTTATTGATGCATTTGTAAATGGTTACTTATCCAAAAGTGTAGCAGGATCTTCTGATGTTACATTAACAACTGCTGATGCTTCAGCTACAGCAGAGTCCTCTAACAAAGTTATTGAACTTACAGGAGCTTTGACTGGTAACATTAAAGTATTAGTGCCAGCTAAAGAAAGTAACTACGTAATATTTAATAACACAACAGGTTCCTTTACTTTGACAGTTGCTCCAACGGGTCATACATCAAATGGTGTAGCTATAACTCAAGGCTCACACACCATGGTCTACAATCAATCAGATAAATGTGTAGATGTCTTAGGTGCCAAAGTAGGTACAACTAGCACTACTTATATTGGTAGTGGTGCAGAATTAACAGGCATCGACATTATACCTGCAGGATCTTTGATGCTATTTCAACAATCATCAGCTCCCACAGGTTGGACCAAAGCTACAGCTCACGATAACAAAGCATTAAGAGTTGTAACAGGCTCTGCAAGTTCAGGTGGATCTAATACTTTTGCAGCAGCGTTTAATACTAATCAAACAGTGAGTGGAACTACAGGTGGTACAGGTGTTACTATTACAGGGTCAACTGCAGGTCATACACTTACTGAGGCTCAGATGCCAGCTCACACTCACACAGAGGGTGGTATACAAGAGTTTGGTACAACATCTTCTACTTCAACTGGCACAAGAAACACAGGTAATTCATCACCTGGTAATCAGTTTGAAACTCAATCAACTGGTGGGGATCAAGCACACTCTCACGATGTTGGAACTTTAGCAGGTAGCTCACATACACACACCTTCTCAGATACATTTAATCTTGATGTTCAATACGTCGATGTAATTATTTGTTCTAAAGATTCGTGAAACTCAAAGTTAAAGACAATTGTCCTCTCGATAATTTTAACCCATGTCGTAAGTTTGAATGTGGCTGGTTTATACAGATACGTGGTAAACATCCTCAAACAGGTGAAGAAGTTGATGAGTATGGCTGTGCGATGGCACTTATGCCTATGTTAATGATTGAAAATTCAAGACAAACGAGTCAAGCAGGATCAGCAATAGAAAGCTTTAGAAACGAGATGGTCAAACAAAACATGACAACTCTGTCAACACTAATGAAAGGTATGGATAAGAAGAAATTAAAATGATAGAAGGCGATTTAAAAGATCAAGACATAAGATTGTATTTAGGTATGCCCATGTACGGCGGCATGTTAGGTGAGAATACCTTACATGGAGTGTTGGGCCTCCAAGCATGGACCTCGGACCAGGGCGTAGGTATGAAATTACAAACCATGGGTAATGAGTCATTAATAACTAGAGCACGAAACACTATCGCTACTATGTTTTTAGATGATCAAAATTATGTTGGCACACATTTATTATTTGTAGATGCAGACATTGGTTTTGTGCCGCAAAATATAGAAAGATTAATTAGAGCTGATAAAGATATAGCATGTGGTATATACCCTCGTAAGTGCATACATTGGAATCAGGTTAGAGATGCTGTAAAAAATAACCCTGATATAAGTGATGACGAACTTTTTTACAAATCATTAGGCTATAATTTAAATTTTAAAGATCCAAAAAATATACAAATGATAGGCGGATTTGTAGAGGTTTTAGAAGCAGCCACTGGTATGATGCTGATAAAACGTGACGTATTAAAGAAAATGCAAAAGGCATATCCTGAGCGTAAATATAGATCTGATCAGATAGTAAATGGGCTCAGGTTTAAGTCAGATAATTGTTTTGATTTATTTGGCGTTGGTAAGATTGACTGGGACGAAGAAGAACGATATTTAAGTGAGGACTATTATTTTAGTAGATTATGGTCTAAGATAGGCGGTAAAATATGGGCCGATGTCGGCGCACCCTTGACTCATCAAGGTAATATGCACTTCAAAGGTCACGTAGGTACAATATTTAGTAGAGCAAATGACACTGACAAAACTACAACTCAGGCCGGGGATTCAAAAACAAACAAGTGATTTAGGAGCTTCAGGCACATTTACTGACTGTGATAATATTAGATTTAGATATGGACTGCCTGAAAAGATAGGTGGCTGGGCTAAAAATACACAAACTACAATCATCGGTGTTCCACGAGATGCACATCATTGGGTTGCATTAGACGGCACTAGATTAGCTGCGTTAGGCACAGATAAAAAACTTTATATATTTGCTAATGATGTTTTGTATGACATCACACCTATAAGGCAAACAAATAGCGCAGTAAGTAGTATATTTACGACAACAAACGGGTCGGCTAATGTGACTGTCAATGTTAGTGGACACGGTGCCCTTGTGGGTGACGTGGTAACTTTTTCTGGTACGACAAGTTTGTCTGGCACAAGTTTTAGTGCTAGCAGCTTTGACAGAAGTTTTGAAGTCAAGTCAGTAACTGGTACAAACTCATTTATAATTCAACAAGACGCAAACGAATCGACAGGCAGCGTCACAACAGGAACTGCCACAGCTAAGTTTGACATAAACACAGCACCAGCTTTTTCTACATTTGGATATGGTTGGGGCACTAATGGTTATGGTGGATTCTCAACAGCGGTAACTAATCTACTTAACGGAGCTTTGTTAGATGACACTGCAGGAACAGGGGGTTCAGGCACATCCATCACACTTGACAGCACAACAGATTTCTCTACTGCGGGTAAAATAATAGTAGATGATGAGATAATATCTTACACAGGTAAAACATCTACAAATTTGACAGGTATAACAAGAGCTGTAGATAGCTCCACAAGATCAGCTCATGCAGATGACTCAGTTGTAACGTTGTTTGAAGACTCAGCTAATGCAAACGCATGGAACATACCAAGTAACAGCTCAAGCACAATTCTAGATGGTAGAGATTGGTCAATAGATAATTTTGGTGAGCTGATGATAGCAACAGCACTAAATGGATCTACCTTTCAATGGTCACCAACATCTGACGGACTAGCAGGTAAAGCAAGTCTAGTTACAAATGCTCCGACAGCTAGTAAGTTTTCTTTAGTGTCAACACCAGATAGACACTTAATATTATTTGGTACAGAAAAAACAGTAGGCACAGCCTCATCTCAAGATCCTTTGCTTTTACGTTTTTCATCACAAGAAGATATTAATACTTACGAACCACGGGCCACGAACACGGCAGGTTCTTTACGTATACAAGATGGATCTACAATAGTTGGAGCTGATAAAGCTCGTGGTCAAATATTAGTTTGGACTGACACATCGCTCCACGGACTGCAGTTTATAGGACCACCATTTACTTTTGGTCTTAATCAATTAGGTAAAAACTGTGGACTGCTTGGTCAGCATGCGGCTGTGGTTGTAAGAGATGTATCATACTGGATGGGTCAAAATGCATTCTTTGTATTTGATGGTACAGTAAAAAAATTACCGTGCAGTGTTGATGACTTCGTATTTGAAAATATTGATTTAACACAAACTGATCAAATCTTTGCAGGGGTAAATACCGAGTTTGCAGAAATAATTTGGTTTTATGTGACTAACCCTAACAATGATATAAATCCACAAATTAATAAATGTGTCATTTATAATTATTTAGAGCAATCTTGGGCAGTTGGCACACTCAATAGAACAACATGGGTCGATCGTGGTGTGTTTCAAAACCCTTTTGCTACAGAATATTTAAAAGACAGCGTTGCAAACGCAACACCAACAGTTATTGGATTATCGAACGGGGTTTCAAGATACTACAAACATGAGTTTGGTAATGACAATGATGGTGCCGCTATGCAAGCTTTCATACAAAGTGGTGACTTTAATATAGATGAAGGTGGTGAGCAGCTTATGCGTATTGCTAGATTTATACCTGACTTTCGAGATCAGACAGGTAATGTAAGCGTCACATTTAGTTTTAAAAATTATCCTTATGGTAACGTGGTAAGTCAAACAGCCACTACTGTACAAACCACAGATATCAAGAAAGACCTTAGGGGTAGAGGGAGACAGGCTAATTTTAAAATAGAAAGTAATGTAGTAGGTGGTAATTTTAAAATGGGCACATTTACAATAGATGCTTTTCCTGATGGTGGTAGATAATGGCTAAGATTGCACAAACAAGATTTCCTGACCCACCAGATAATTATGATCCACGTTCTTTTGCGGAATTGATCAGACAACTAGAGCAATTAATACTACAACTTAACTTTTCCTATCAGCAAGACAACGCTGATGAACAGACGAGAAGGGCGTTTTTCTTTGGATAATGGCAGACGTATTTAAAAGATTTATATCTAACTTAACATCAACAAACTTGACCACAGTATTTACTGTGCCACAGGCAGATGTGTCAGCATCACCACCTGTGCCCGTATCGACATTCGTTGTCAAGAGTTTATCTATACATAATTATCATGCATCAGACAGTATTACTGTGACTATTACACATAATAATGGCTCTGCAGATTTTGAGGTAGATGAAGTAGATGTTAGTGCTACGGACACAACTACGAGACAGGATGTTAAGGTTTTTGAGGCAGGAGATGCACTAAAAGTGACAGCGAACGCAGCAAACAAGGCTATGGTCACAGTATCACTGCTTGAAATTAAACAACAACAATAGTACAAATAGAGGGTAATATGAGCACAATTGTAGAGGAACCGAAGATCATAGGGTACAAAGACATCAATGGCCAACAAGTTCCTATATACAGTTGCAAAACGGAAACAGTCATTACTCATAAGAAGACTGGAGCTAATTATGAGTCAGAAGAAGCAGTGTCTGCAGATGTTGCCGATCCTAATACCGATACTAAAGAAGAAGATATACAAAGAGATGTTAAGATTTTTGCACCTAGACTAGGTATGGGTGCCACTAATAAGGGAGAATAATGTTTAAAAAGATCTTTAAAGCAGCAAAAGATTTGATTAGAAGCCCTGTCGGACAGATAGGCATTGGTTTACTTTTACCTGGTATGGCTCCTGCCGTGGCAAAAATGGGTGCTATTGGAAAAGGTATTGCACCATTACTTTCAAATCCAGCTATTGTTCAAGGTGGGTTAGGATTACTTGCTGGTGACAAACCCGAAAATGTATTAAGAAACTTAGCACTCAGTGCAGGTTTATCAGGTCTGCAAAATGTGGCTAGAGACGGAACATTCATGGGTGGTATATCAGATTTTACAGGCATCGGTGATGGTAAGACAGGAACTATTGCAGACTTTTTTAAGAAAAAAGATCCACTCTCACCAGAACAATTTTTAAAAGAAAAAATAGGTCTTGAGGGAGCAAACTTTGATTCACCAGCGTTTAAAGCTTTAGATGAAAACGTTAGAGAACAACTTGCTTTAGGTTTTATGAATCAACCAACAGCCTCAACATTTTCAAATATTCTTAATAACCCAATAACTCCTTACGCCACACAATTTGGTATTACGGCTCTTTTAGCTAAAATGGCTGCAGATCAAGCAGAAGATGCAAGAGCATTTTACAATCCAGATGAAAACCCTTATTTTGCTGCGCAGGGCGGAGGCATACAAAAGTTTGCTATGGGAACACCAAAGTTTCCAAGAATGACAGGAGATATTAGTGGACCAGGAACTGGTACATCTGATAGTATACCCGCTATGCTGTCTGATGGAGAACATGTGTTAACAAAACAAGAGGTCTCACAAATAGGCGGTGGAGATAATGACTTAGGCCATCAAAGATTGTATGCTGCAAGAGAGGGTTTAAGAAAACAAGCTAATGCAAATGGGATTGGTAGAACATAATGACAACAGCATATGAAGATTTATTAGCACAACTTTATGGCAACATAGGTAAGGCTAGTGAGAGATTTACATCTAATATTGTAAAGCCTTTCATGGACCAAGCTCCAGGTGTGCCAATACAGCAGGTTGCAGGACCTTCTGATTTACAAAAACAATATTTTCAAACTGCAGCGAATCTGACATCTGGACAACCCGATTTCTTTGGTAGAGGCATAGGAGCTTTAGATCAAGCAGCAACAACTGCAGCTCAAGCTACTCAGGCCTATGATCCACAGAGTTTTCAAAAGTTTATGGACCCTTTCCAAAAAAATGTTATTGACGAATATACCAAAGAAATGAATCGACAATTTGATATTTCTAAACAAACAAGAGATGCAGCAGCTCAAAGAGCGGGAGCTTTTGGTGGTGATAGGTCGGGTGTATTGGAGGCGGAGGCCACAAGGGGTTTTCAAGATACATTAGGAAGAGGTATTGCAGGTTTATTATCTAGTGGATTTAGAGATGCACAAACAAGAGGCATGACAGAATTTAGCGACAGAATGAAAAACATTGCACAAGCTGCTACCACACAAGGTAACATAGGTCAAACATTTGGTCAGTTTGGACAAGCTGCACCTCTAGCTGCAGCAACTACTGCAGATATATTAGGTAAGGCAGGAACAACTCAACAAGCAATAGATCAAGCTGGTTTAGATGCTCTGTTTGCACAACAACAACAACA